CTACTACGAGGATAGCGATGGCTATTGGTCGAAGCATGAATACGATGCCAAGGGCAACATAACCTACTGCGAGACCAGCAATGGTTACAAAGAAGGGACACCTCGCAGTCAATCTTGCGAAGGTAAGGTTATTGAGGATATTGCCCAACGCTATGCCAGAATTATCCTTATGGACAACCAATAAACACCAACCAACCAAATCAATACCATGAATAAAATACAAGCATATGTAAGAGCATCAAAATTCTACCTAACCGAAGAGCTACCACTGGACTTTTTCGAGCTAGACGAGCAAGAGGTGACGGACTTCATCCGAGACAACAGGTGGCAACCATTTGAAGACTGGGAGCCCCATGGCATCTGGGAGCTCATCGAAGACTTGGCGATAGATATGCTGAAGATTCAGCTAGCTACCGTAGCTACGCTCAAGGAGCCTGAGACCTGTGAGTTCTGCGACAGCCCTGACGTATTCCATTGCGGATTGTGCGAGGGTTGCAATTCGGATCAGTATTCAGACGGAGCACGGTGGTAATCATCTCAACTGTTTCCAAAATGGAAAAAACTCAGCTCGCATCCTTCGGGGTGCGGGCTTTTTTTGTGCCAAAAATTTCCTTCGGACGGCACTGCACTACTATGGACAAACTCCGCTCCTAACATTTTATAAAAAAAACATTTGACACCCTATTACATATCTGCAATCTCATGCACTGACGGGGGTGAAAGGGTTTCGATCCTAGATTATCTAGGACACGGGGGTTCAACTCCTCCCACCTCCACCATAACCAACCAACCAATAAAAATATGATACACGAAAAAACACACGGGGTATTCCACCACCCAGAAACAATTGTAATTGCAATTGGAAAAAATAACTGCATCAAAGAGCAATACTTTGGTCATCTATTGCAGGGCGAAAAGTATATTCTTAGGGATGAGCTACGAGAGAAACTTGAACCCGAAGAGATTAAAACTCCCAAGGAGCGAAGCAAGTCTGACATTCTGGACTTCATGATCAATGAAAACATCTCTTGGGATATCATTGGTCATCCATCAGAGGGCGATGCGGTTGTAGAGTTCTACAACGATGCAACGTCATTGATTATCTCATCCTACCCATACGAGGACAGGCGGTCAGTGCTTGAGGGTCTTGAGTTCATCATGGACATGAAGGAGTTATTGGGATAATTACCATGCTTGCATTCGAGGAAGACCACGCTGCAAAGTATGGACTTAAGGAGGCAATAATTCTGCATAAAATTATCTACTACGTTCTACTGAACGAAAAAGATGGAAGAAACTATCACAAGGGAAAACATTGGACGTTCAACTCCAGAGAGGGTTGGCGTTCAATCTTTCCATTCTTCTCCGATATGCAGATATGGAGAACCCTTAAGAACCTTGAGAAGCAATCCGTATTGGTTAGCGACTCATTTAATCGAATGGCTTACGACAAAACTCGTTGGTATAGCCTTTCTACTAGCATACTGAATGAAGTGAAGCAGGATAAGAGATGGACAAAAGCCGTTTACAAATCTGTAAAAGCCAGTAACAAAACTGCAACAACCCATAACAAAACTGCAACACCAATACCAGTATACAATAATAATACAATAAATATAGCACCCTTCTAATTATGAGCCATTTCTACAACTGCGACAACGAACCCTTTCTAACGAAAGCTGCAACACCATCACAAGCCAAGAAAATCGGTGCTTATCCATCGGTGACAACTGTCATGGGTATTATCAAGGATCCATTTTTGGATGGCATCTGGTCTCCAGAGCAATACATTAAGCTAGCTAGGGAATTTCCCGATGCTAGTCAGCGAGAGATTGAAACACGTAAGTATGGTATGCGTATTTCTCCCATTGACGGTGAAGAGATAACATCCTCTGAGTTCGGGACAACCGTTCATGGTCGATTGGAGGATCACACGAATGCTATCATAGCTAACAAGAAACCCAAGATGGACTCCGAGTGGGATGAGTGGGCTGAACCCTTCATCAAATATATTAACGACGAACGAATCGAACCCGTAGCCAGTGAGTTAATTACTTGGGACGAAGAGATCAAGGTTGCTGGCTCAGTGGACTTCATTGGCAAGCTAACTGATGGTAAGTATTTCATGGCTGACTACAAGTGCCGTGACTGCAAGGGTCGCGGTGGTAAATTCTACGAAAAGAAGGACTGCACTCAGCTAGCTATCGAGAGTTGGATGCTAGCTAGGATGTGGGACTTAGAATATCTACCTACAATCATGAGCGTGTGCGTGGATATTAGATCCAAGAAGCATTATCACAAGGAGTGGACTTGGAAGCAAATGCAGAAGGGCATTGAACGCTTCAAGCTAACCTCCGAATTATATTGGATGGACTTCATGAATGTCTAGTGAAAGCCTATCTAATAAAGTACAGGGAGTTCGGTAAGGACTTTGTTCACGGGACTTGGAAGATAGCTAGCTCGGAGGCGAACGCTATCAAGTTTGCTTTCGGTAAAGCCAGAAAAGGCAAAGAAACTACTATGGCGACTAAGCGTAACCTAATCATAACAATAACCGATATAGAAAAACATGAAGTATCTAAAGCATTCCCAATTAGCCCAATACCGAAACGAGAATCTACCAAAGGAGTGTCCAGTGATGAAGACTGGATGCTTTAATCCCTGTGTGGATCACAATCATGTGAGTGGTATGGTTCGCGGAGTTATATCAATGGAGGGCAACACCTTCTTGGGTCGTGTTGAGAATAGCTTTAGACGCTTCGGCACAAGCTCCGAATTGAGCTTATCGGAAGTGCTAAGAAACATTGCGGATTACTTGGATCAAGGTGATACAGATTACCTTCATCCAGTGGGATTAAAGCAATTAGCGTCTAGGTTTAATCGCTTAGTTCTTGAGGATCAGGTGTTTGCATTAAAAATGCTAAAAGCGAAAAAAAGTGAAATAAAAGCTTGCACTAACTCAAAACAGAGAACATCTTTATATCGTAAACTTATTACTAATGGAAAATAAAAACATACTATCAGAAATCCAAACGGAGTTAAAAGCTCCCAAGGGACAACGCAATAACTTTGGCAACTACGCATACCGCAGTGCCGAAGATATTTTAGAGGCTGTAAAGCCCCTACTTAAAAAGCACAATTGTGCGTTAATTCTTAGCGATGATGTCGTAAGCATTGAGGGTCGTGTATATGTAAAATCGATTGCAATGTTATTGAGCGACGGCACAAGAATCGCTGACTCCGTGGGGTTTGCTCGTGAAGCAGAAACAAAAAAAGGTATGGACGAAAGCCAAATTACTGGTAGCTCCTCATCCTATGCTCGAAAGTACGCTCTCAATGGACTGCTTTGTATCGACGACTGTAAAGACGCGGATGCTACAAACAAGCACGGAAAAGACTCTCAAGCTACCAGCAAGGCAGCTACAAACAACAACCTAATATAGGGAACTAGAAAATGGAAAAAAAATACGATAACACAAACCGCGGAGCTATGTTTAAAAATGACCGCAAGAAAACTGAAACTCATCCAGACTTGGGTGGCACAATCGATGTGGGCGGCACTGAATATTACATCAACGCTTGGAAGAAGGAATCCAAGGCGGGTGTTCCGTTCTATTCGCTTTCAGTTAAGCTAAAGGAGCCCAAGGAGGCTGTAGCTAGCGAATCACCCTTTGAATAATCTGCTAGGGGTAGTAGAGGCGTAGTAACTAAGGGGCGGGGTTTTGGTATTCCCCGTCCCTTTTTACAACAACAATTAAATATAAAGAATAATGATTTCATCAGATATATCTACATTACCATCAAGTGGTAAAATGACAAACTTTAATACAGGTGCAGTTAGGGACGCAATGATGGGCAAAGGACTTCCATCCCTAATCCCAACGTGTGCTCTTAAATCCCTAGCTAAACGCTTTGAGGACGGAGCTATTAAATACGGCAGGGATAACTGGCAGAAGGGCATTCCGCTCTCACGATACTGTGATGCCGCAAACCGACACCTATGGGCATTGTGTGATCAAAAGACAGACGAGGATCACTTCGGTGCTGTTCTTTGGAACATCGCTTGCTGGCAGGAAACAAAAAGAAGGATTGACTTGGGACTATTACCAGAGGAACTTAACGACATTTAATATGAAGGATTACATTGATAACTACAGGGAAGCATACGACAGAGAGTTCTCGGAGGACGGTGATAAGGATATCCGCAAGAACTTCTGGAAGATGGCACGCAGGGATATCATACGTGCAAAACGCACTGGGTTAATACAGGAGATCTGTGTTGAGGATTACATACAATCCAACTACAGACCATACTCAAAAATCTCAGAAAAAACTCGCAACATAATTGAAAAGAGTATTGATATTCCAGCGGCACTACTATCGGATCATTTAAAGGTATCCATTTCAGCAATCAGACAAATAAGGAATAAATATAAAAACAAATAGTTATAAAACTAAACCCCAATAAAATACCATGAACGAACTAAACGCAATCGAGGCAGAGGAATCCGTATTAGCAAGCTGCATATCAGAATCAGATGGATCATTATACGATGAGCTATCGGATATTATAACTAAGGATGACTTCTCCAGTGGGAAGAACTCGGCTATATTCAGTAGCATTGGCAAAGTTATTAACAATAATGATGAAGTAAATGAGGTAAACGTAGCTAACCAGCTTCGCAGTAATAATATGCTGGATGATGTGGGTGGTGTTATTCGTATTATGACACTAATGGACTCCCCGTGTACTCCACTGGCTGGGCGTGCTGCTGCAAAAATTGTTCTAGGTAAGAGCAGGGCTAGGCAATTATCTAGGCACTATAGAATGCAGTTGGAATCCTTGAATGAAAACGTGGACTCCACTGACGTAGCTTCAAAGACTGAGGCAGAAATTCGTAAAATTATGGATTCAAGTAAAGAATCCGACAACACATTGTCCACTGCGGCTTGCGATCTAAAGAAGAGGTTGCATAGCATTAGTGACGGGACTTACGTATCAAAGAAAATATCCACTGGTATACCGCACTTGGATGACAAGCTCGATGAGGGCGGCATCGCACAGGGCGAAGTGTGTGTTATAGCCGCACCAACTTCATGTGGAAAATCCCAGTTGGCTTTGAACTTTGTTCTTAGGAACTCTATATCGAGTAACATACCATCAGCTATCTTTAGTTTTGAGATGCCAGCAGAGCAATTAACCAAGAGGATGACTCAAACCTGCTCCGCTGTTAATCTAAAGAAATATGTAGATAAGACTATTACTCCCCACGAATCCACCCTAGTGGACAACGCTATTGATAAGATTGGTGAGGCTCCAATTTACACTGTTCACCATGTCCGTGGTATCGACGATCTTCGATCGAAGGCTAGGTCACTCAAAAGAAAGCACGACATAAAAATTATCGTGGTGGATTACTTGCAACTAATACCATTCAACCCAAAGATGAGTAAGCATGAGGGCATCTCACAGGCATCACACGGCATTAAGCAGATGGCAATGGAGTTGGACGTAGCCGTAATTCTCTTAGCTCAGATTAACAGGACTGGTGCTATGCGGGATTCTGGGCTAGTTCTCTACGACCTAAAGGACTCTGGGGATATTGAGAATGACGCGGACATAGCTCTACTGATGTGGCCAAAGGGTGGTGACATTGACACTTGTAGAACCATTGATCCAAATGGAGTTAGCTACCTAGAGATGGACTACAACGTAGCCAAGAACCGAGAGGGCGAGCGTGATCTAAAGGGACGCTTCAAGTTTATCAATCACATCGGACGCTTTCAGTAGCGATTACTATGGACATCCCTATGAATAATTCTTTACAACCGCAACTACCACACGATTACTTACTTCACCTTCTTTGAACTTATCAACTCCTCCATCA